TAACTAAATCGGTATAAGTTTGCGGAATAGATGAAAAAGTAACTGATGTAGTAGATCCACTGGCGGTTATAGTTGCAATCGGCGTATAAGTTTGTGCGCTAGCCATAATTATTTCACCCCATAAAGCGCAAAAGAAGAATACTGAACATAGCTTGCGCCCGCGTTGTCATAAAATTGAATGTCCGTTATTGCCGATGTGCTCATCCACAATGTTGAAGAAAATCTAATTTGACCTGCTCCATTGGTGTCAATTCCGGCCAACCAGCGAATTGTTTTATTTTTGCTGGTATTTGTATAATCAAGAATGTCAATAACTTGAACGCCAAAAATATTTGCACCGTCTGACGATGAAGTAGAAATACCAAAAGCACCTGCTGTTTGACTAGATTGAGCGCTCGTACTGGCCGAGGATCCATCTCCATAAAGCAGATGAGAAGCGTAATTGCTACCACTGTCAATTCCACTATTTCCAACTCGAATATTGACATTGTTACCACCGCTTGTGCTGCGATTATCGCGCAAAATTCCTCGTAATTGTAAGTGTGTATAGGTGTTAGGAATAGAGCTAAAAGAAATATTGCTTGCCCCACCCGCACCAACGGTTACCGTAGCGATTGAATAATAATTACCGCCAGCTATCGCAGTAGGAGAAAATAATCCGTACCCCTGCGCAGAGGCGCTCGCTTTAGTAGTAATTAACGGGGACATAAGCTAGACCTTACGCGAATTTAGTCGCGGAGGCAAGAACGGTATAAGTAGCCGAGGCGGTCTTTAGGATAGTAAAGACATAGGCGTCGATAGCCGAAGCGTCTCCGGCGCTAGGAGCGGTTCCGCCTTGCCACTTAGGGGTTACCGAAGTACCGTCAATAGTAAAAGCCGTAGGGTAATAAGCCGTAGATCCGTTCGTATTAGCTACGGCAATAGTTACGGTCTGCCCCGTAGCGAGAACTGAGTTAAGGGTAGTCGAGGAGTTTCCGCGGAAGTTAAGGGTGAAGTTAGCCGTAGCCGCGGTAGTAAACCACCAAGCGGTCGAGGTAACAATGTCTATATTCTGCGAGCTAGCGATAGCCGTACCAACGATATTCGCGGTTTCGAGAAGTCCCGTTACGGCGTAGTTAGTAGCGATACCGGCGATAGGCGAAGTAGCCTTTACGCGGTTATCCGTGATATTCGCGGTAACGATAGAAGTAACGCCCGCGCCTACTGCGATAGTTGCGAGGAGAAGCGAGTTAGCGGGGGTCGAGGGAGCTACCGGCGAGGCCGCAGGAGTTCCCGCAATAACTTGAAAAGTAACATTGTTCAGCGATCCCGTGTAGTAAGCATCATTGACGGTCACAACCACAATGTCAATGCGTGGGTTTGATGGGTTGGCTGTGGTGACAGTGAGAGTGGTTGTCGCATCGTTGTAGGCCATATATGTGCCCATGTTGGACTGCGTTGTTCCAACGATTGCAGCCCAGCCAGAAGCGACAAGAACGGACATACCGGCAGGAGAGTTTTGAGTGACCGCTAAGTCAGTGGCGTTAATAATTCCAGAGGTTTTCCAGATGGCCTGAGTAGATAGGCGGTCGTTTTCCGCAGGATGGCTTCCGTTTTGGAGCCAACTTGGGGGTGTGCGTAATGCCATTGCTTCTCCTTAGATATACGCGTTGCGCCAAGTAATGGTCGCAGCCGTAGTGCCGATAAGTGTACCTGTTCCCGCTAGGAAGAAAGAGTTATTACCCGGAGGAGCAGAGAACCAGTTTGAGCCGCCGTTAATCAAATTGCGGGCAGGGCTTCCGTTGAGGGTGATGAGTTTCTGATCTAAGTCAATGACGATGGTGTCGGTGTTTGCGTAAGTTCCTTGAATCGTAATGTAAGTGCCTTGCGTGTTATTACCAAGGGTCGGGTTGGTGATAGGGCCGTTGAGGGTTATGACAGGGTATGTGGTTGCCCATCCTGCGTTATTGACGGTCGTTGTAAGGGTCGAGGAGCCGCCGCCATAGGAGAGGTTGTAGGTGCGGTTATATTGACGGCCCAGAGGGTTACCAACGGCGAGGGTTGCGGTCTGTAGCGTGTCATCGTAATAACGAGGGTCGGCGCAAAAGAATGTGTATTGCGAGGTGATGTAGCCGTAGGTGTAATTCGGATCAACAACGGTCTTGTTTGTGCGAACGCGAGCATTCAGGCGTTGCAAACCGCCGGCGGCGGAGAGCTGGAATTGAAGCGGGGTCGTGCCGCTGGTCTGGGGCAAGAGTGCGGCCTGTAATAAGTTGAAGTTAGCCTGAGCTGAATAGCCAGTGCTTGCGAAGGTGTTGATGGTGATGGTGACCGTGCGGCCTGAAAGAAAATCGTTGCCCGTGAACATACCGTCTGCATAGCCTCTGTTGTCATCCTGATTGCGGATATTGGGCAGCGATTCAAGCCCATCAACAGAGAGGATTTGATAAGGCGAGTTAGCTCCGCCGAAGACAAAGCCATTAAAGGCAAAGGAGTAGTAATTAAGCGAGGTAACGGTAGCCATTATCCAGCCTTCCCTGCGTTAAGTTTTGACGCGATTCCCTGAGCCACTCCATAGGTGAGAGCGCCATAGGTAGCCGATGCGATGTCACTCGCTGAAACAGGGGTCGAGATGTAGTTGTTCTGCGTGTAAGCAACCGCAGGGCCGCTTGATGCGGTCGTTGGCAAGGCCGCCGATCCTGAAAGATAAGGCGTTGCAACAGAGCCGGCGAGCGCCATGCTGCTCATCGAAACGCCCGTGCCATTGACCGCGGCCATGGAAGCTGCAACCGCTTCAAGCTTGGTCTGCAAATCGTTTAGCTTCGTAATGGTGGAGTCATGAAGCGCCGTGGCTGCTTGGTCAAAAGCCTGTTGCGATGCCGCGAGCGAATCCTGCAGGGTTTGCTGAGCCTTGGCCACGGAGTCGTTGTAAGCCAGCTTGTTTTTAGCAAGAACATCGTTGAAAGCATCGGCTTGGGTTGCCATCGAAGCGTTAAGGTCTGTAGTGACTTTGTTGTATTGGTCAATGAGAGCCTGAGTTGCCAGATTGCCGCCCTGATTCATCTGATCCGCGAGACCGTTCAAGCCTGTTGTCGAAGCATCCTGCACCTGTGCAAATAGGTTCTGAATCTGCTCTGTTGTTCCGGGCTGAGCGTTGATAAGAGTCTGGGCCATTTGGTCACCCATGAGCGGGCCTTGTGCGACAACTTGCTGGATGAAGTTCTGCGAATATCCTAGGCCGGCGAGCTTGGAAGCATCAGTGGCAAGGGTTTTCATGGCGTTTAGCTGGCTCTGAAATGAGTCAATGAGCCCGCTAGTTGTTCCCGAGCTGAAAAATGACTTGCCAAGGTCTATCTTCGTGACATTTGCAAATTCATTGGTGAGCAGGGCCTCTGATTGCTGAACAATGGCCAGTTGCTTGTCTGCGGCATCTTGTTGCAGTTTGGCGATAGCGTCATTGTTCGCCGCAGCTGCCGCGAGGTTGGCCTGATCTAAAGTCTGTTGTGCTGCAGCCTGTGCCTGATTAAAAGTCAGGTTTGCCTTGGCTATTGCATCGTTGTGAGTCTGAACCAACTTTTCGTATTGTGTCTGATAATCGCGCAAGTCCACATTCATTTGGTCGTAGATAGACTTGACTTGCTTTTGCTCGTTCATCAACTCTGTGGTTTGTTTCTTTATTTCAGCAATAACGGCAGCGGCAGATTTCTTGGCTGCGGCTACTGCGGCTTTGCTAACATCTCCGCCAGCTACTTGACCGGCAACTCCTGTATCTCCGCCAGCGCTCGAAACCCCAGCCGTTGAGAGCTGATCCGCTAAAGACTTGCCACCGATAGAAATCTTTTTGTTGGCAAGGTCATCTAACCCTTGGCCGAACTTGCCGACAGATACAGCTGCTTCATCAACGCTTTTGCCCATTGCCTTAAAAGGAGCGCCGAGGACGGGAATCTTTGCCACGGTGTCAATAACTTTTGCAACCGCTCCGAGAAGGTAGCCAAATCCTTCAACAACAACTTTGAGAACATCAACGACTACTTTGCGGAATCCCTCGTGTGTATTCCACAAGCTGATGAGCTGGCGCTCCCAGTAGGTCATGTATTTGATGATGTCCGTGATGGCCGGAATAATAAACTTGGTAATAATCTCCAAGAATTTTGTCAGGATTGGCATAACAACAGCGCCGACCTTGACTGCTATGTCATCAAACTTAGCCTTTAAGACTTCCATCTCGCCGGCGAATGTGTGCGTATATCCAACAGCCTGCCCGCCGATTTTTCCATTTAACTCATCGAACGCCTTGGCGATTGCCTGATTTTTAGGCAGAGATGTATCAAGCGTGATGCCCAGCTCGCGGAATGCCTTAGCTGAGCCCGTTGTTCCTCGGGCCAAGGTAGCTGCAGCGGTTGCCAAATCCTCGTGCTTATATCGCGCAAGGTCGGCAGCCATGCTCATCAACTTTGTGGACTCTGTTGCGGATCCTGTTGCTGTGATTAAAGTGCCATATGCCGACTCTGTTTGCGCGGTAGAGAAACCAAGTGTGGACATCTTGTCCGATGTTTTCTCGATTTCTTCGCGGTTAGCGGCTGTGTTTTGTTTGGAATTATTAAGCGCAGTAGATAAGCGCTCGGTTGCTACTTGCGTATCCTTAATGGCTTGAACAGCATCTTCTAGGCCTTTTTGCAAGACCATTACGCCTTCGGTCATAAGGTTGCCAGCGAATACGCCGCCCATGACTGTCTTTAATGAAGAAAACTTGCTCTCTTGCGCCTTGGCAGCATCGCCGATCTTATTCATGCCTTCTGTCGCTTGCGTGACAGCTGAGGTTAGATTGGCAAGTTGAACAAGAATCTCTACATTTAACGGTGGGACTTCACCTGCCATTTAAGCTCCCATCGCTGCTGTGAGGTATCCATAAACGATTTGTGAGGCCTTACCAGAGTTGATAAGTTCATCGCGAGCTGGATACATATATGGGTATTTTACCCCACTTGTCCACTTTGATGAGCCGAGTTCTACTGCTCGCGCATAGTCAGCGCCTGAATCAACGCTCGCCACATAAGTTGCAAAACCACGCCGAAGCGGTGGGGCAGCAATGATGTTTCGATACAAGTTGCCCGTTGCATAGTTAGGGCCTTCTCCGGCGCGAGGCCCGATGTGCGGGTTATAGCGAAGTCGGCCGTTCACTGTTCGCGGCGGGTTAGTGGTCTCGTGAGCATTCTTGCGCGCCTGCGTCCATAGCTCTGTGGTGATCGCGCGGGTTGCTAATTGAGCCGCTTTGTCCATACGATTTTGCCAAGCATTAAGCGCCGCAAATACTTCGTTGCGGTTGTCGCTCATCGCTTCTCCATCTGCTCGATTTTGACTTCTTCGATGGTATCAGCAATAGCTAACAACCAATCAGCTCTCCCGGCAGGCAGGTTATCTACCTGCTCGGGTGTCCAGCTAAATCTGTCGGCAAACTTAAAGTAGAACCACTCGGTGTCTGGATAGAGCAGGTCATCAACCCGCTGGAATCCTTTCAGCCGATCCTTTAGGCGTTGGAGCTGTCTAAAGGGCTATCAGGGTTCAAACGGTTTTTATCTGTATCCGCCAACTCAGGGAACAAGTCCTTGGTGACATTTGCGGTCTCATCCATGAGAGCGACATAGTCTTTGATAGGCAGCTCGTCAATAGAGTCAGATTTGACCGATGGAACAAGAAGGTCGAATGACCAGTCCTCAATAATTGCAGCAAGCAAAGCGTTGCCGATAGCGATGCCCTTTTCTGCTTCACCCTTGTTATCTCCGGCGAGCATGATGCGGTTGCGGTCTTTAACTTTAAGATCTATTGCATCTTTGATAGTAACTGTTGCCCCTGATGGCAGGGTAATCTTTTTTGACATTGTGCCTCCTTGGTAGCCTTGTGAGCATCCTAGCAAAACTAGGCAGTAGCGGTGCGGGATTTCGGAAGGCGAACCAAATCAACCTGCCACCGCTACTGCGTTCTAGGTTAAGCGACCGAGGTGGTTATCGCGTTCTTAACAACCCACTTGATTGGTGAGTAGCCAACAGTTCCAGCATCGGTCAGGTTGCCTTGTGCATTGAAATCAACAACCACTTCAACGAAATCCTTTGAGCGCTCGATGACGGCGAGTGTGTATGCACCCTTTGTCATGGTCGCTTGGATGGATGTCTGAGACGCTCCTGAGCCGTTTGTCCAGTTAAAAACGAGAGCTGGCTGGGTGTTGGTCAAATAGTTGGTGAGCTGTGTGTCGTTTTCCATGATGAAAGTGGCCTTGCCGGTCACTTCCAGAGCGCCAACGAATACAGAGTATGGGGTCTGCACATTGGAGATTCCGTAGATAGGAGTCACGGGACGCTTCATGTCAATGTTGCCGTCTGTGTTATTGGAGATGGTTGTGCCGCCAACGCTCACAGTTCCGTACCAGACTGCGGTAGGCAGAACGGTCGAGAAGCTAGGGGTTGGGGTTGTGGTGGTGGCTGATTGCCATCCGGTGGACTTTGCATCGTATTCGAGCAAGCCGTCTGCGTTCCACTTTAGCGAGAAGTCGTGGAATTGGTGGCCTGTCCATGTGCGAACATTTGCGCCGTAGAAATCGAGCAAGGTGTAAGCAGAAGGCTGTGCATCCGCTGCAGCCGTTGCCGAGTTCTTCACTGCGAGGGTATGGACATAGGGAGCCGATCCTGTGACAACATCTTCACCAAGAACGCCAGCGAGTGGATAGATAACGGTGTCAGCAAATACTGCGCCGCCGAAATCAAAGGTCGAGTGAACGCGGCCCTGAATGTAGTTGTAGTTCTTCACAAGAGAACCGCGGAGGCCCTCATCGTACAAAGGTGTGTACATGTCTTGTGGCTTTAAGGTGTTGGCAATAACTGGGATATAAGCGGTCGGAGTAGTGACTGCTGTTCCCTTTGTTGTTTCCTTAGCGATTCCGACATACGAACGGTGGGTATTTTGTACTGACACTTAGTTCACGCTCCTACGGTTGAGTCAGACGGGGCTGACGGTGTTGTTGTTTTCTTTGGTGCAGAAGCGAGAGAGACATCGGCTGAAATAATGTCATCCTTGGAGTCAAAAGTATCTCCGGGTTTGACTGTGAGGCCGAGAGTTGGAAACTCCCGAACATCATCGCCGCTGTATTGGTAAGTGGCCATCGTTCTCCTTATGCCTGAATCATTTGGGTAACATCGAATCGAATCTCTGCAAAAGTTTCCGTTGCCCCATTGTCTGAGGTAACCGGCTCTCCATACAAACAGTCGATCGCAGGTTCCGCGCCTTGCCAGACATTGACTTGGGTGGTGTCACCAAAGTTGTGGCTGGCTCGAAGCGTGTTCTTGATGTTGTCTATAAGTGTATCAAAATCCGACATGGCAGTTTCTGAGTGGTTTTGCATAGAGTGGTGAAAGACTTGCAAGATGACTGTGTAATCTACGCGCTTCCAGCCATTGGTCGCACCGCCGATAGCTAAACGAGTTTCGCGCTCGCTCTGGATAAATATCACAGCGGCTGCGCGGCTTAACTGTCCAGCGGTTGCATTGACTTGGAAGTTGATGCGTTTTGGGAAAGAGGTGAATACCTGATTGAGCGTGGCAATATTTGCGCCCGTAAGGTAATTGTATAAAGTGGATCGGAGATTGGCGCGACCTACTGTCATTAGCGCATTCTCCGGAACGGGCTAAGAAGCTGCTTGGCAAGTTCGAGGTCTGAGCCAACGATGGACTGAACGCTTGGGCCTGACGATGCGCGGGTTGTGACCGCCATGGTGAGAGAGTTGTCTCCGCGGACTTTGAGGAAATCGGTGGTGACAAGGATGGCGGCCTCTTTGATTGCTTGCGGAATATTGCCTACCGCAACGCCAGAAGCGTGCGAGTATTTGAGCGTGCCGGTGATATTGACCGTGCTAGATCCGTAGGTATATGAAGGCGAAACGACAACTTGCTCGGTGTATTGGCCGTCATAGATAGTGACCACTGTGCCGGCTGTGAGGCCAATAGGGTCAATCATGGTGAAGGATGAGGCATTGGCCGTGGCTGTCGAAATAAGGCCGTTACAGAAGCCTGCAGTGTAGTTATACGAGGCATAAATCTTTGAGCGCGTAGATGGCGGGAAGCCGAACGAAAGAGGCCCCTGAGACGAGTAGGTTGTTCCTAGCTGGCTGAGCGGATAGACGATTTGAGACTTCTCAAACCAACAGCTCTGCAGGGCTGTAGCGCCCACGGTGACAAGGTTTGTAGGCGTTGGGCCATAGGCTAAAGAGTTGAGCGCGACCACATTGTTGTAGTCCGGAGAGATGACAAGAAACCCCTCTTGGGTCATGCGCGTGCGGGATTGCTCGGTGAAGTTTTGAGCGATGAGCGGCTGATTAACATAAATGTCAATAAATGAGGATGCGCGCTGGATGACCGAGGCCAATTCCGCGTCTTGCTGAGCCTGAGTACCGCCAACCACAAGGTTGTCATAGTCAATCGCTGTAGGAGCGTTTTTATACTCTGCGATTGTGAGGTATGACCCTGATTGAAACTGAGTGATTGGCGATACTGCAGATGTCATTCTTAATCTCCGTCTGTTTTAGGCGTGGAGTCGTATTCGTGCCCGCATCGAGAACATAGTCTGAACCATGATCCGAATCCGCATTGAGTACAAGTGTACCCGCGTTGAGCATCGCCTTGCTCATAGCGTGCAAGATTTTCCTCTGTAAAGCCTTCTGCTTTTAGCGCCTTAATGTGCTTGGGGTTTTCTACGGAATACAGGCCCGAGCGGTCTGCGCGGTAGCGTGTCTTTCCTGATTGCGAGTTGATGTCGGTCTCTTTGACGAATCCATCTCGCGGTGTTAGTCGTGCCATGTTTGCCCTCCTTGTTAATAAATAGGGAGAGAGCCAATTAAGACTCCCTCCCCATTTAGATTTTTACGAGTTATGCAGAGACGATACCTGAAACTACGCCATTCCATGTAGGAGCAACGCAGAAAAATGTACCGCGAAAATACGTGGAGAACTCGTACGCAAACTGTGTCACAGGCCACTGAATACCCATGTAGTCCTGCACCATGTAGTTAGACCAGACATCAGAAACCTCTGTGTCAGGAATTGGCAAGGTGTAGGAAAGAACAGGAGCAACGCCCTGTGGCAACCATGGGTGGACAGTCAAAGGAACCGACTTTCCTGTGGTTTCGTTTACGATGCCGTTCACGACAGAACCGTAGGTGACGCCAGAAGCCTCATCCTGTGAAATCTGCAAACGGTAGTTAGCGTTAGCTGAGCCCTTAATCGCATCTGAAAGTTGCTTGCGGTCCGAACCGTTAAGCAGAATCTCATCTGGATCAGCCTTTACATTGTTGTAAAGGTTCGCAAATACGGTCTGGAACTCTGTGCCCGGATTGGTATTTGAGAAGGTGCTGTTGATGTTGTTGTTGTAGCCGGTGTTAGCGCCAAGAACGGTGGTCAAGATACCGTCATAACCTGTTGCATAGGCTGAGGTGTCAGCTGCTGCGCGGGTTGCGACAACCGTGGTGGTTGTGTTCAACGGAGCTTGGTTTCCGATTGTTGGTGTGCCTGAACCGCCGAGGGTGAAGGTCAAGGATGTTGTGCGGCCTTGGAACTTCGCGTTAGCTGCGCCAGTGGTTGTACCAACATAGATGTTGTAACCGAGTGCGCCGGTGATAGCGGTTGGGATGGTGATGGTAAGCGCTTGGCTTGAAGTTGCCTGTGAAGCAACTGCAGAGAGGATTGACTCACCGAAACCTGTTGATGAGATACCAGCGTCAGCTGTGTAATAGACATAGTAAGTAGCGTTTGGAAGCGCTGTTACTGATCCTGATGGAGATACAGCTGTGAGAGTTGCAAGGGTAGGAGCTGAGCCTGCGTTAAGCGCGCCAGCGTAACCTGATGCAGTACCGCGAGCCATGAGCATCATGCGTTCTTCCATGAGCATGGTTGCATACAGTGTCGAAGTTGATGACAACTGACGGAGGTCTTGGTATCCAAGGCCTGAGAAATTAGCATCGAACGAAACGCTGTCAGATAGTGAGTAAGAGTTGTAAGGCAAGATTAAGTCATCTGAGGTGTACGAAATCTTTGAACCGCGCTCGAAGTTGATTGAACCGAAAGCGGTGGTTGTTGATTCTGTAACGCCCGGCCAGATTTGTCCTTGTCCGCCAGTACCTGTACCCGTATAACCGGTGATGCGCTTGACACGGTGTGATGTGCCAACGCCCTTCTTGCGAGGGATACGGTTACGAAGTGGTGTTGGGCGTGGGGTCAAGAGCTTTGCTGGTGCTTCCAAGTCAAACGCAGCGAAGCTGGTTGAAAGTGGAGAGGTCAGCGTGATGTCCTTCTGCATATCCTGCAAAGCAAGGCGCTGTGAAGCGATTGCATTGTTAAGACCTGCGAGAGCATCTGGAGCGAGTGACTTTGTTGCTGCCAACGCTTCGAGAGCAGCGGTTGGATCCGCTACAGGCGAAACGCCGGGTGTTGTTGATGGATTGCCGAGTGACTTACCGAGAACCTCGGTGTACTCATCCATGCGCTTTGCAGCCTTCTTAGCGGAATCTACATCGCCAAAGAGGTCAGCTGCTTTAGGGGCAGTTAGAGCCAATTTATTTCCTTTCGAGTGCAGTGTGGGTTATTCCTCGTCAGAGATTTTTCCGGCCTTGGCTAGGTATTCCTTTTCCAATGCCTTGTATCCCTTGGCGAGAATTTGGTCTGAGGTCGCTGATGCCTTTAAGCGGTATTCAGCGGCTTTGAGCAGTAGCTCGTTTTCATTTGTGACAGCTACGCGTCCGGTGCGCTTAGGCCCACCTGATGCAGCTGCCGATTTTGCCGTTACGAGTTCTGATTCAAGAGCTACCGCCTTCTCCTCAGCCGCCTTGTGTGCAGCTTGAAGTTCCGCGATCTCAGCCTTGACTGATTCAGTCGCACTCTTTACAGCTTTCTCGATGATGGAAGTCACTGACTTCTCACCGAGAATATCTTCGATTTTTTCTTCTACCTTTTCGCCAGTTTCGTGGATTTCTTCGACTACCTTTTCGGCATCATCTTTGATTTCCTCTGGGACTGATTCGCCTTCGGCTGACTTAATGCTTCCCGCGTTTTGCTCGGGAGTCATAATGGTCGCGGTTGAGACATTTGCAACTTCGTTAGTTGGAGTCGCGCCGGTGACAACTACTTGGCTGAGGCCGTGAGTTGAGTTAGGGACATGGCATCCGCACTCTAGGCACTTGCTGATGTCAGCGGACTTTGCAAACATCTTGGTGCAGCCCTTGCACATCTTGTCATCGCATCCGCCGTCAGCTTGGCAGGCAACGCAGCCATCGCAGTCGCATCCTTCGGAGCTATCGGAATCCTTGGTTGCTGAAAGCTCCAGCATTGAGGCAGCACTAGCGATTGTCTCGCCTTCTTCTGCTTCGCCATCGCGGAAGCTGAACAAGTGCTTTAGAGCAGAGAGCAGGGTGTCAATATCATCGCGCTCGTCCGAATCTGTGTCAGCGATTTCGCTGGCTTCGGAAATGATGAGCTGTGCGATTCCCTTGCGGGCCGCATCGTATGACGCTTGGTCAAACTTGACGGAATCCGCGTGAATTTCTTTGATAACTTCAGCGAGCATGGACTTTTCCTTTGTATTAGTAGTAAATTCCTCGACCTTAACAAGATTAGGTTCACCCTCAACGCTCTTAGCAAGCATGAGCTTAGCGTTTGGATTAGCTGGGCGATCCACTAGTGAAATCTCCACAATCTGCCCGTCAATAATGCGGCCGTTTGCTGCCTTCTGGTCGCGGACAACGCGTGGAGACTTAATGCCTATTGAGAAGCCTTTAAGAACGCCTGACTCCACTTTCTTAACGCTAATAGGATCAACGACAAGAGCAGAAATGTAATGACCATCCGCTTTCGCTTCATATTCTTTCGCTACTCCTGCCGCAATAGATGAGTGCTGTTCGCGGATGTTGCCGCCGGACTTAAACCACTCTGGCATAGCAGAGGAGAGCCAAGCGTCATCGCAGATTTGCTGGTCAATATCAAGAGAGTCATCTGTGGCTTTGCCATAAACAAGGAGCGAGCCATCCTCTTGCTTTTCTTGCTTGACGATAGCGGCGTATGAATTGGCGAAGTCATTGACCATAAGTGCTTTCTCCTTGTTAAGTTTCGCGGCAACGCTTTCAGCCCAAGACTTTCCAGCGTCTCCACCCCATGCATCCCAAGCCACTCGGCCCGGAGATGGGAATCCTTTTTCTCCTTGATTAAATCCTTCTGCCTTTTTGTCCACTTCATGACGAGCGAAAAAGCTCACCATGCGCATAATGGTATCGCGTGATAATCCTTCGCGCCGTGACAGTTGCCCCGCTCTAGTGCGGCCAGTGCTAGTAAATCCATCGCCGGCGTGACCGTCTGCGATCCAGCCAAGTGCGCGCTTTGCGGCATCTGCTACACCCGCAGGCGGAACAAAAGTTTCTGACATATTGAGTTGTTAAGCTGAGTAGATAACTGAGACCGCACCTGTTGCCGTGCCTGCGGCTGATACTGCGTAAAGGGTGTCGTTGCCATGCAGCCAGATTTGAACGCTGGCGCTTGCTGCAAGGTTCTGCCCGCCGTTGATTCCTACAGTGTTGGTAACTGCGTTATCGCCTAGAAATATTGCAGCGCTGTCGCGGTTATTTACTTGAACAGCTACATATCCAACGCCGTTAGGAATTGTGACAATAGGGGTTGGAGTTGTTCCAACAGTGATGTTGTTGTGATTGAGCGCCATGTATTGTCCTTGTCTCGGATTATCGTTTAATTGTAATGGTTATTGCTTAATCTTGCGCGAGCGCCGCATCTAATGAAGCGCCATAGTCAAAAGTATCCCAATTTATTTCGGCAGGCGTTGTCGTGCATCGGCAGTTGGGATGAACAGGAATGTCATCGGCAGTCAAGCCATTAGAAAACTCCTCGCCGATATTAGTTGTTTCGCCGTCAATATCGCAGTCTTCATCCTCTGGCTCAGCGCTGACCCACTCGATTTGCTCCACGCCTAGCGCTTGATACGAGTCCGTTGCAGCCTGATTAGCGGCGCGAGACCCCTCGGTGATGGCAATAGTGAGAGCGCGCTGCGGCGATGATAGGGAGCTTTCAATCATGTCTGCGAGCTGGTTTGGGCTTGCGCCGATAGCTATGCCATCCGCCAGCCTAGATCCCAAAAGGTCGTAGCTCGTTTTCTTCATATCAAGCGACTTAATCTTGATTCCGTTGAGCAGCTTCTCTAGCCCGCCGGATGGTTTGAGCAGGGCGGCAGCGGCAGGGTTGCCGGGCTTCCATGTATCCCAATTCACCGCGTTTTGTAATGCGTTCACGGCAAAGGCGCTGGGATTCCAGTTGTGCGGGGGTTGCTTGGCGGCCTTGCGCTGGCGGAGCTGCTTGCCGAATGCCTCGTAGGTTGATGCCACGCCTGTCACATACATTGTTGCGTAATGCTGGCGCAGGGCGGCTTCTAAAGCGGTGTGGTCTAGGGTC